TGTGGCCGAGCTGGTCGAGTCAACAGGGCTTGTCAAAGAACGCGTCAGATACGCTGTGGATGGGCTGGCATGGTCGCGGGAGATTCACTGCTCCCACGAAATGCGCCAGATATGGAACGGGCAGGCTCATATCTTCGTATATGGGCCTGGGCCGGAGAATGAAGAACCAGACTTTTACCGTTTACGGGTCGAGCAGCAGGATGCCACGGCCGAGAACCAGCGAACGGTAGAGCGCATCCGGGGCAGCTACATCCCCGGCATCTTCGATCCTTTCCGCGTACTGCGGGTGCAGGTGGGGGCATGAACCGCTCATTCGCAGCCGGCCGTCTCAAGACGGGCCAGATGAACAAGTCCGAGCAGGCCTACGCCGCATACCTGGGCCAGCTCCAAGCAGTGGGCGGAATCCTCTGGCACAAGTTCGAGGGGATGAAATTCCGTCTGGCGGACAACACGTTCTATACCCCCGATTTCATGGTGATGAAGCCAGATGGTCAGTTGGAAGCCCACGAGGTCAAAGGCTACTGGCAGGACGACGCCAAGGTAAAGATCAAGGTCGCGTCGGACATGTACCCGGTGCGGTTTCTGGCAATCAAGGCCCGAGCCAAGAAAGATGGCGGGGGCTGGCAGGTAGAGGAATTCTGATGCAACAAGCCGTCAAGCCCAGCGAGATCAAGCCCATCCAAGCCCCAGCATACGTCCCTAACGCTCAGATGCGCCAGGCAATGGAACGTGTAAAGGGGATGGCCAGGCCAATCACCATGACGAGCAAGGTCAGCAACTACAGGCAGGTGGGGGAGTGATGCTGAATGACCACGACACCGTAGCCGAGGTATGGAACTGGTCCCGCTGGTGCTGGATGGGGGAGTGGCCACATCCCGATCCCAACCTGAAATGTGGATCCATAGAACGGGGCTACCTGCGTGAGGCGGACGAGGAAGAGGAAGAGCCGGAACCCAAGCCTATCCCCGTGAACATCGACCGGGCGCAACGGGTGAACCGGATCTACGAAACACTCCCTCTGATCGAGCAGCGCGTCATCCAGGCCGAATTCACCCGGCGCCATGAATACGGGGAAGCCAACGCCAGGGAGCGCCGGGACATGGCATCGGCCATCATCGGCATCCCGCCGGCGTATTACCAGATCGCTCTGGGATTGTTTAAGCAGAAAGTGAAAGAGGAATTCTGATGCTGTACGCACGCGAAATCATGGAACTATTGGCCGCATATCCCGGGCGGCCATTCAAGATGATCCAGATCGTCCGGCATGTCAGGCGGGGAGTTCCGCACACGCCGCAGGAGTGGGAGGCGGCTCGCAAGGCAGCCAGGCGCGCCCTGATCTGTCTGGAAGAAGCGGGGAGTGTAGTTATCGTCCCAGCCACTGCCAATGGAGGCACCACGACCTACGCGTGGAGAAAACCGGGACATGAACTTGATGCAAACCGGGAGGGAAACCGGGAGAATATCGCCAGGGAAGTTGCGCCCGCAGGTTACAACAACCCCGGCTATCATTCGGTTTCCATCGCAATGCAGCAGTACAGCGCGCATATTAGGAGAGCGAATTGATTTGCAGATGCATGATGTGCCAGAGGGATGTGCAGACGCGCCGTAAGATCGGCGCCGGCAGCGTGATCCTGGTTCTGGTGACTGCGGGCCTGTGGATTTTGGCCATCCCTTTTTACCGCCAGCGCTGCCCAATCTGTAGCGGCAGCATGTTTGGTGAAGTGGAGCAGGGGACCGCAGTAGCGGATCGGGTTGCTGGCTACAAGATGCGCAACCTTCTGATTCTTGGAATTCTCGTAGCAATCATCGTGATATCGAATGTGAGGGGATAGCCCTCCTGAAGTTCGCCGGACTTGCCCGCCATAGCGCGGGCTTTTTTGCGTCCACTAACGTGCAGCCTCCCCCGGATTAGGTCTGGGTTCCTCCCCCTCATCCCTCGGCCTTCGCGGCTGACTGAAACGGGGTCGAGGCTGCACCTTAGTGGGTGACAGCCAGGCAATACGCATCAAAGGCCGCATTCGGCAACGCGCCATGGTTGGCGTAGCAAAGTCGGACTGCCTGCCGCCCGAGAGGGATTCCCACACTCATACACCTGGGGAGGTTCAATGCCCGACGCATCCGTATACATCGTGGTCGGCCTATTCGCCGGACTCGTGATCTGGGGATTGCTGGCATTCGCCTTCCTGGCCATTGCCAGTGCAAAGCGTATGAACAGCCCCGGCAAGATCAGCGTCAATTGTGCGGATCCTAGCGCCATCCCTCTGCCCCAGCCGGTCGAACGTGGATGTGGTGGTCTGTAAATCTACCTGGGTAGGTGAAATTGGACTACCTACAGATATCGCCCAAGGCGCATCAGACCATGCGGCAAATCGGAGCCGAGTACATCAAGTGGTGCGAGAAGCTGTACACGCCGGCTGGGCTGGCAATGCTGTTCCCTGGGCTGAAGCCCAAGCGGAAAGATAAATAGGGACAAACATGGCGCTGACAGACAAACAGCGCCGCTTCGTGGATGAGTATCTGGTTGACCTCAACGCCACACAAGCGGCGATACGGGCCGGATATAGCGCGAAGACTGCCTATTCCCAAGCTGAACGACTGTTGAGGAATGTTGACGTAGCCAAGGCCGTGGAAGACGCAAAGGCGGCGCGTGCAGCAAGGGTTGAGGTGAGTGCGGATTACGTGCTGCGCCGTCTGGTCGAAATTGATCAGATGGATGTCTTGGACATCATGACTGATGACATGTCGCTCAAGCCGGTGTCGGAGTGGCCTCTTATCTGGCGCCAGTACCTATCTGGCTTTGACTTGGCAGACATGTTCGAGGGTCGCGGCGAAGACCGAGAGATGGTCGGCATCCTGAAAAAGATCAAGTGGCCCGACAAGGTTAAGAACCTGGAGCTGCTTGGCCGGCATGTAAGCGTAAGAGCGTTCCGTGAGCAAGTCGAACACTCCGGCCCTGGTGGCGGCCCCATCCAATCCGTGTCCGCTGTGGCCACGACACCCGATGAAGCAGCCAAGATCTATCAGCAGATGATGAATACCTGACATGCCGATCCCTTTCCCGTTCGACTTCAAGAAGCCTGATTACAAGGCTGTCTTTGAGTGGCGGATAGAGAGGTTGAATCGGATCCGGGCGAATCCCTTCTGTGTGCCTGCAATGAAGGCGTACTACAAGGACTACCCGGCGCAATTCATCATCGATTGGGGCATGACGCTGGACCCGCGCAATGTAGAGCGGGGGTTGCCGTCGTCTGTGCCTTTCCTGCTGTTCCCCAGGCAAGAGGAATGGGTGTATTGGTTCCTGGAACGCTGGAAGCGCCAAGAGCCTGGAATAACCGAAAAGACCCGCGACATGGGTATGTCGTGGCTGACCATCGGCTTGGCCTGCACGCTGTGCCTGCACAACAACGGCATGGTGCTGGGCTTCGGGTCACGCAAGGAAGAGTACGTAGACAAGATTGGCTCGCCTAAGTCGCTGTTCGACAAGGCGCGCACGTTTATGCGGATGCTGCCTACCGAGTTCAGGGGTGGCTGGGATTCCGGGAAGCACGCGCCGCACATGCGGATCATCTTTCCGGAATCCGAGTCCATCATCACCGGGGAATCGGGGGATGGGATCGGACGCGGCGACCGTACTAGCGCCTATTTCGTAGACGAATCGGCGTTCCTGGAGCGTCCACAATTGACAGACGCATCGTTGTCGCAGACGACAAACTGCCGTCAGGATATCTCTACCCCCAACGGGATGGGCAATCCGTTTGCCCAGAAACGCCATAGCGGGCGCGTGCCGGTGTTCACGTTCCACTGGCGTGATGATCCGCGCAAAGATGATGCCTGGTACGCCAAGCAGGTTGAGGAACTGGACCCCGTGACGGTGGCCCAGGAAATCGACATCAATTACGCGGCGTCGGTTGAGGGTGTGGTTATCCCCTCTGCCTGGGTGCAAGCTGCGATCGGAGCGCACCAGAAGCTGGGTATTGAGCCCAGCGGGCGCAAGTATGCCGGACTGGACGTGGCTGACGAGGGCGCCGACCAAAACGCCTATGCAATGCGTCACGGCGTCCTGCTGGCCAACCTCGATATGTGGTCAGGCAAAGACAGCGACATCTACAAGACGGTAGTCAAGTCCTTTGGACTGTGCGAGGCCGACGGCCTGAATGCGCTGGATTACGACGCTGACGGTCTTGGCGCTGGGGTGCGTGGGGATGCCGCTGAGATCAACCGGCAGCGCAGGGCCGCGAATCGGCCGCCCATCCATGCCAACCCCTTCCGGGGGTCTGGAGAGGTTTACGACCCAGATGGCGAGATGGTGCCAAAGCGCAAGAACAAGGATTTTTTCGCCAATGCCAAGGCTCAGGCCTGGTGGGCGTTGCGTCTGCGCTTCCAGGCTACACACCGCGCCGTGGTTGAGGGACAGGAGTTCAAACCTGACGAAATCATCTCGATTTCGCCCGACCTGAAGCACCTGACGCAACTGACGATGGAACTGTCTCAGCCGACCTACACGGTCAACACGGTGGGCAAGATCGTTATCGACAAGAAGCCAGACGGCACCAAGTCCCCCAATCTGGCGGACGCGGTGATGATCTGCTACCAACCCGCAACCCGCGCCCTGAGCGTGTGGGAGGCGCTAGCGAAATAAGGGAAGACGGATGAATCGCAAACAACGAAAGGCGATGGCGCGCCAGGCATCTGCTGCGCCTAAGCCTACCCGCGATTCGTTCGTCAACTTTGAATCGCGTGTTGGTATCCAGGCTGCAAACCAGAGCAAAGCTGGTCATTACACCTTCGATTACGTCACCCGCAACCGCATCCAAATGGAGGCGGCCTACCGGTCGTCCTGGGTATGCGGTATTGCCGTGGATGCTGTCGCGGAGGATATGACCCGCGCCGGCGTTGACATTCATTCGGATCGCCAGCCGGAGGACATCGAGAAGCTGAACAGCGCCATGGAGCGCTTCCAGATCTGGAATCAGCTTTGCGATACGGTCAAGTGGGCGCGTCTGTATGGCGGTGCGATCTGCGTCATGCTGATCGACGGCCAGCAGGCGGATACGCCACTGAACCTGGATGCAATCGGCCCCGGCCAGTTCAAAGGCCTTTTGGTGTTGGACCGCTGGCTGGTGCAGCCTTCGTTGCAAGACTTGGTCACCGAATATGGCCCCTACATGGGGATGCCGAAGTATTACCAAGTCGTGGCAGATGCCCAGGCGCTCATCAACCAGCGCATCCACTACAGCCGCGTGATCCGCATGGATGGCGTGGAACTTCCCTACTGGCAGCGCATCGCTGAGAACCTGTGGGGCCAGTCGGTGCTGGAGCGCCTATGGGATCGCCTGTTGGCGTTCGACAGCACTACCCAGGGTACAGCGCAGTTGGTCTACAAAGCCCATCTGCGCACCTACAAGGTAGAGGGACTGCGCGAAATCATCGCGGCGGGTGGCCAGGACAGCGGCAACCTTGCCTACATGGGCTTGCTGGGCCAGATCGACATGATCCGGCGCTTTCAGTCTAACGAGGGCATGACCCTCATGGATGCGAAGGACACGTTTGAGGCGCATCAGTACTCGTTCGCTGGCTTGGATAACGTGCTGCTTCAGATGGGGCAGCAGATATCCGGCGCCACGCAGATCCCCATGGTGCGCCTCTTTGGTCAGGCTCCGGCCGGCCTGAGTGGCAACCACGACGGGGAACTGCGCAACTACTACGACCAGGTGAATCAGCACCAGGACCGCAAGCTGCGCCCTGGCCTGACCACGTTGCTCGACGTGATCCACCGGTCTGAGCTTGGCGATGCTCCGGATGAGAACTTCTCGTTTGAGTTCCGCCCGCTGTGGCAATTGAGCGACACCGAGAAGGCTGATGTGGCGGAAAAGACGACCAACACGGTTGTCAATGCCTATGACTCGGGGCTTATCACGCAGAAAACGGCCTTGTCCGAACTGCGTAACGCAAGTCACGTTTCTGGCGTGTTCTCCAAGATCACCGACGAGGACATCGAATCCGCCAATGACGATCCACCTGACCCGGGAGAAATGAATGTACCTGGCTCAGAGATTGGCAAGCCGGGCCAAGACCCGAACGCTCGACAAGAGGCGCCGGCGTAACCCTGTGCCGACCAGGAAGGCAGAGAACTCCTTTGCCTTCCAGTTGCGCAAGGTTGCCCGGCACATCGGGGAGATCATCAACGGCTTCCCTGCTGGCGATCCTCAGTATCTTCCGTCGATAGGCGACATGCTGCAGCGCTACTCCGATGCGTTGACGGCCTGGGCCACGGTCACGTCCCAGAAGATGCTTCTTGAAGTTGATCGACGCGACAAGCAGACGTATTTCGAGAACGCCAAGGAGATGTCCAAGGCGCTGGCAGACGAAATCCGCAACGCCCCTACTGGAGAAGTGATGCGGGGCTTGCTGGCTGAGCAGGTTGATCTCATCAAGAGCCTGCCGATCGATGCCGCCAAGCGCGTGCATGAACTGACGCTTAAGGGCCTGGAAGACAGCACCAGGGCGTCAGAGATCGCCAAGGAAATCCAGCGGTCGGGCGAAGTGTCCGAGAGCCGGGCAACGCTGATAGCACGCACGGAAGTGGCTCGCACTGCTGCCCACCTTACCCAAGCCCGGGCGCAGTACATCGGCAGTACGCATTACATCTGGCGGACCCTGGGCGATTCCGACGTGCGCCCAGGCCACAAGGCCATGAATAACAAGGTCTTTGCTTGGAACGATCCACCGATGGTGAACGAAGGCACAGACAAGGCACCGAACTGGATTGCCCACCATCCCGGCGAGATATGGAATTGCCGGTGCTATGCCGAACCCATCATCCCCGATCTATAGCCCCGCTTCGGCGGGGTTTTTCTTTTGAGCTGGGCGACCAATGGCAACAAAGACGACTGACAAAGAGCCGATGCCCTTCTACACGGTCCAAAGGCTTGGCGAAAAGCAGGAGCTAACCAACGAAGGCTTCTTGCTCTGCCGGGATGTGCCGATCGCACGTATCGGAGAGCTGCTGTACGCCGATGGCGAGGTGCCTGTAGAGGCAACTCCAGACGGCCTCATCAAGATCAACCGCAGCCCCGAGGAGGTATTCCGGCCGGAGACGATCGCCAGCTTTGAGGGCAAGCCCGTCACCCTGGACCACCCGAGCGATTTTGTGACGCCTGAGACATGGCGCCAGCTTGCGGTGGGAACGGTGCAGAACGTGCGCCAGGGACAAGGCATCGAGAACGATTACCTGTTTGCGGATCTATTGATCACCGATGCGCAAGCTATCGAGGACATCCGGTCGGGCCTGCGGGAAGTTTCCTGCGGTTACGAGGCGGATTACGAGCAGGTAGAACCCGGGCGCGGGGAGCAGCGCAACATCATCGGCAACCATGTTGCCCTCGTGGAGCGTGGCCGCTGCGGGCCTCGTTGCGCAATCGGAGATAAGGAACCGAGTATGAAAAAGAAGACCCTCGTGCAGCGGATCTGGGGCGCCTTTGGCACCCGGGATACCGCAGCCCTGACGGAAGCCATGAACGAACTGGAAACCATGGACGAGTCCGAAGAAAAGAAGGACGAGAAGGAAACCAAGGATGAATCGGAGGAAAAGGTTGATAGCGACCTGGACCGCGACATCCTGGCCCGCATGGATCGTCTGGAGTCGCTGGTGACCAAATTCATTGAGAAGATGGAAGGCGCCACCACGGACGAGAAGAAGGACGACGAGGAAGAAACGAAAGACACGATCCTCAACGCTGAAGAAGCCGAGCACAACACCGAAGCCAAGGGCGAAGCCTATACCGGCGACAGCCTGCGCAAGTTGGCCGAGCGCGCCGAGATCCTGGCGCCTGGCTTCAAGCTGCCGACCTTCGATGCCGCTAAGGGAATGACCGCAGATGCGGCGTGCTCCTGCCAACGCAAGGCCCTGGCCACTGCCTACGACACGGAAGCCGGCCGAAAGGCTATCGAGCCGTTCCTGGGCGGCAAGACTGCCGACTTTGCCGGCATGAAGCCCGAGCAAGTGGCCGCAATCTTCGCGGGCGCTGCTGAAGTCCGCCGCACGCAGAACAACGCCGCCGGTATCCGCTCTGGAATCGGCACTCGTGACTTTGGCGGGCCGGTGTCGGCTGCCGAAATCAATGCGCGTAACCGCGCTTACTGGGACGGCCGTTCGGCCAAATAACTGAGGACCAAAGAATGGCCACCAACGCAATTCTCTACCGCATGCCCTACGGCATCCCGGGCGACGTTACGCGCCAATCGCAATCGACGATTGAGCCGCAACTGTTCAACTCGGCCGCCGCTTTCTCCGCCTATGGCCTGTTTGGCAAGATCGCCAGCGGCCGATTCGTGCCGATCGGCACGGGTGACGCTGCCACCGCCGTCTACGGCCTGCTGGTGCGCCCCTTCCCCACGCAATCGGCCTCGACCGCTATGGGCATTGCCCAGCCGCCCACCACTGGCCCGGCTGACGTGCTGCGCCGTGGTTATGCCGCCGTCAAGCTGCGCGGTTCGGCTGCTGCCGCCCTGAACGGCCAGGTCTATGTGCGTGTCGCCAACGGCACGACCGACCAGCCGATCGGTGGCATCGAAGCCGCGGCCGACAGTACCAACACCATCGCGGTTGCCAACTGCGTATTCATGTCCGCCGCCGACGCTGACGGCAACGTGGAAATCTCGTTCAAGGTCTAACCGACCGCAACGCACAAAGAACCCGCT